CATTGTTCACCATTGGGGTCAACGACGCCAAGCTGATCATCATGCGCCGGTTCAAGCAGGAGGCACCGGGCAAAGGCTATTGCCATGTTCCCGTCGACCGAGATCCCGAGTGGTTTCACCAACTCACAGCCGAGCGCCTGGTCACACGCTTTGTTCGCGGGTTCCCAATCCGGGAATGGAAGAAAACCCGCGAGCGCAATGAGGCGCTGGACTGCCGGGTCTATGCCTACGCCGCACTCAAGATCATCGACGCCAACATCGCCATTCGCTTGAAGCGTTTACGACCCGCCAGCGAGACCATCGAGGCGGGGGAACCGCCAGAGGAAGAAGAGGCCAAGCCCCGCAAGACTAGGCGGCGAAGGGCCCGCCGACCACGTGGCCGCGGCTCAAAGCCGAACAGCGACGGGTGGTGAAAGCTTGCTCCAGAATTTTCCGACATCAATCACTGCAGGGCTGAGCCTGAAGTGTGAAATTGTGGCCGTCGATTTCCCAGCTCCGGATTGGGAGCTGCGGACTATTTTGCGCGGCCCCACGGCCATTGACTTGGTTGCAGTTGCGGCAGGCACCGGCCACCTGTTTTCGGAGACGGCAGCAACCACACAAGGTTGGGAGGCCGGTCTTTATGCCGCCTCGGTTCGCGCAGTGTCTGGCGATGATGCCCACGAAATAGACGCCGGTCAGGTGACGATCGCCGCCGACCTCGTGTCCGTCGAAGGCGGTCATGATGCCCGTGGCCATGCCCAACGGACGCTTGATGCCATCGAGGCCGTGATCGAGGGCCGCGCCAGCAAGGATCAGCAGAGCTACACGATCAATGGTCGCACCCTTGTCCGCACCACGATCGCGGATTTGCTGTTGCTGCGCGGCAAATACAAGGCCGAAGTTGCGGCCCAAAAATCAGGCGGTCGGCACAAGAGGCTGTTGGGTCGCCAGGTCAAAGTGAGGTTTAGCAGCTGATGTTTGGTCTGGGGAAATCACGTCGCACTGCGGACACGCCGCGCATCGAGCCAGCGGTCGAGGCTGAAATGCGCGAGAGTCCCATCCCGAAGGTGAACCGCCGCGCGGTTCATGGCCGTCCAATGCGGGCAACCCGGTCCTTTGATGCTGCTATCACCGACCGGCTGACCGCAAATTGGACGACAACACCGCTGACCGCCGATCAGGTGATTGATCGCAACCAACGTGTTCTGGTGGCGCGCTCGCGCGAGGAAGCTCAGAAAAACGATTACATGAAAAACTACCTGCGGTTATGCGACCAGAACATGGTCGGCCATCGCGGGTTCTCTCTTCAGGCACAAGCACGCCTGCGAAACGGCGAGCTTGATCGTGGTGCGAACGAAGCCCTCGAGGCCTGGTGGAAGAAATGGCAGAAGGCTGGCAACTGCGACATCACTGGGCGACGCAGTTTTCGGAGAATCGCTAAGGCGGCGGTGAAAACAGCCGCCAAAGACGGCGAGTTCATGATCCGCGAAATCACCGGGCGGGCGGCGGGTCCAATGGGCTATGCGTTGCAAACGTTGGACCCACAGCGATGCACGGTTGACTACAACGTCGAACGCCTTGGGAACGGGAACTTCATTCGCCAAGGCATCGAGTTCACACGCGTAGGGCGTCCTGTTGCCTATTTTTTCGCCAGTTCTGACCCGGCGACCAGCGGGTATACCTTCAACGGTTCGTCTCTTGATCGTGTTCCGGCGGCGGAAATCATCCACGGATTTCTCGATGACATCGAAGGGCAGCGCCGCGGTTTGCCCTGGGCGGCGACCTCACTCTGGCGGCTGCACATGCTTGGTGGATTTGAGAAAGCGGCGCTCGCAAGCGCGCGCACAGGCGCATCCGTTGGCGGGTTCTTCGAATGGAAAGAGGGCTTTGGGCCTGAAGCGGACGAAGAGCTCGAGGACGAAGAGCTTTATATCGAACCCGAAGGGGGCGTATTCCAGGAGCTTCCCGCCGGTGCCGAGGTTAAGGAGTTCAAATCCCAATATCCCACAGGCGAGTTTGGCCCCTTCCATAAGGCCATGCTGCGCGGTGCTGGGGCGGGTATGGGCATCTCATATGTCAGCTTTGCCAATGATCTCGAGGGCGTCAATTTTAGCTCGATCCGACAAGGTGTTCTCGACGAACGCGACCATTGGATGGACCTGCAAGAGTGGTTGATCGAGACTTTGATCGATCGCTGTTATCAGGCGGCGCTCAAGCAATCCCTTCTTCGCGGTCTGGTTGTTCACAACGGAATTCGCCTCCGCCCCGAGAACATCGCACGCTTTCTGAACGTCTATTGGCAGGGGCGTCGCTGGGCGTGGGTTGATCCGACCAAGGACGTAAAGGCGGAGATCGATGCCAAGAACAACCTTCTGACCTCGCCCTCCGAAATCATCCGTCGCCGGGGCGACGATCCTGACACCACATGGCGCACCTATGCCGCCGACATCAACGCGATGCGCGATGCCGGTGTGCCTGATGCCTTCATTATGGCTGCCGTGCTCGGCGTCCAACCAGGGGCGGCAGCGTCGACTCCGACCGCCCCCACCGAAACCGAGGAGACATCCGATGAAAAAACTGATGATGACGAATAGCGCGCTGGCCTCTGCCCTGGTGGGCGCGGCCTTCACCCGATCGATCACCGCAGAAATGATCAACGCCAACCGTGGCGGAGGCCCTCTACGTCGGCAGGCTGCGGTGCGCAACATCGACGAGGAGGCCCGCACTGTCGAGGTCGCCTTCAGCTCCGAGGAGCCGGTGCCGCGCTGGTTTGGCGACGAGATCCTAGATCACACGCCAGGTGCCATGCTCGATACCCGGCTCCAGAACGGTGCCGCCGTCCTTTGGAACCACGACACCGACATTCAGATTGGTGTCGTCGAAGCCGCATCTGTTGACAAAGATCGGCGCGGTCGCGCGACTCTGCGCTTTGGGCGATCGACGCGCGCCGAGGAAATCTGGGCAGACATCGTTGATGGTGTGATCCGTCATGTCTCTGTCGGCTATTTCGTCCGCGCCATCAAAACCGAGGAGCAGGAAGGCGAACGCGACAAGGTCACGATCATCGAATGGGAGCCCTATGAGATCTCGATGGTGAGTGTCCCCGCCGACGCATCTGTCGGTGTCGGGCGGTCTGCGGGGGAACCGCCAGAGGAAGCCGAGGCCGGTGCCACCAATACTGGCGACAATATCGAACAGCCTCTATCAGAAGGATCGGGCAATATGGAACGAATTCTCCGCAATGCGGCAGGCGACCTTGTCCGCGCCGAAGTCGATGCATCCGGTAACATCGTCAAAGAACTGGAAGTCCTGGAGCGTGCAGCCGACACGCAGGCGCTGGTGACCCGCGGCACCCAGGCCGAACAGCAGCGCACCGCTGATCTGCTCGAGATGGGTGAGCAATATTCGGCGCAGCAACTGGTCGGCGATGCGATCCGCAACGGGACGTCCGTTGAAGAATTCACCCGCACTCTGCTCGAGCATGTGTCCAATACCGATCAGGCCGATCGTGGCGGAAACCAGCCTTTGGACGACAATGCTGGCGAGATCGGCATGTCGGATGCAGAGATTCAACAGTTCAGCTTTCTTCGCGCGGCCCGTGCCATTCTCGAACCCCAAAACCGTGCAGCCCAAGAGGCCGCATCGTTTGAATTCGAGGCATCCGAGGCGGCACAACAATCAATGGGGCGCGCCTCGGCTGGCATCACTGTGCCGGTTGATGTGCTAACACGGGCGCTGAACACCTCGACATCGGGCACCAATCCGGGCGACACGGGCGGCTTCCTGATTGATACCACCCTGGCCACTCAGTCCTTTATCGAAATGCTGCGCAACCGCGCCATCCTGCTTTCCCTCGGAACCCCGATGGGGGGCCTGGTCGGCAACCTGGATATCCCTGGCCAGACTGGCAGCGGAAACGTGTTCATCGTCGGTGAAGACGAAGACGTTGGCGAAGGCAACATGGACACTGGTTTGGTCAAAATGTCGCCGACCACTATCGGTGTCTTTGGCCGCGTCACCCGCCGGATGATGCAGCAGGCCTCCATGGATGTGGAGATGCAGTTCCGTTCGAGCCTGGCGACGGATCTTGCCCTGGGCATCGATCACTATGGCTTTTATGGCGATGGCGTCGGCAACAATCCACTGGGCGTTATGAACACGACCGGGATCAACGCTGTGGAATTTACCGGGCAACAGCCGACGTACCAGGAATTGATTGAGATGGAGACCGAGGTCGCCCTCGACAACGCCCTCACCGACAACGTTCGCTACATCGCCAATTCGCGCTTCCGTGGCCACTGCAAATCCACCGAAAAATTCGCCAATTCCAACGGACAGACGATTTGGGAGACTGGCAACACGGTGAACGGCTCGACCGCAGAGATCACCAACCAGTTCACTGACGGCGATGTGCTCTACGGCAACTTGGCGGACGTCTATATCGGTCTGTGGGGGGCATTGGATATTCTGGTCGACCCTTACACCCAGTCACTTTCTGGGACGCGCCGGATTGTTCTTCACCAGGACTTCGATGTGGCCCTGCGCCGCAAAGAGAGCTTCTGCCTCGGTCGCGACGCCGCCTAACCCTGAATGAGGCGGCTTCGGTCGTCTCACCAAACACTTGAACGGAGCGCCCAATATGGCAAAACAGATCGAGATCAAACTCACCTCCGCCGTTGTGATCGACGGCGTCATCGCTTCCCCAGGCAAAAGGGTCACTGTTGAAGAGGCCATCGCGAAGAACCTGATGCAGCGTGGCAAGGCCGAACTCTCAACCGTCACGGGCGACGATGAGGACGCCGAGGGTGGCGACAAACCATTCGGCAAAATGAATATGGCCGAGCTGAAGGACCTGGCGAAAGAGCTCGGCATTGAAGGCGCGGACGGCCTGAACAAGGCCAAGCTGATCGCGGCCATCGAAGAGGCCAACGACGAGTAAGGCCGTGCCTCACCCCGATTGGGAGGACCTCTCTGCCTTTTTCGACCTCGATGAGTTCGCGACCACTGCGATCATCACGCGAGGCACGGATCAGGTGGCAGAGGTCCTCGGCATTTTCGACGACCCCAACGAGGTCGCGCGGCTGGGCGAGTGCGATATGGATCACCCGACCCCGCGCTTCACCTGTGCAGAGACCGACGTCGCGGCGGTTGAGGCCCTTGATGTTGCCACGATCGAGGGCAAGGCCTTTGACATCATGGAGTCGCCCCAACTCGACGGTACCGGCATCGCCGTGCTGATCCTTGGCACGCCGAACGTGGTTTACAATGCTGGCCTTTGATATCGATGATCGGAAAATGAAGGCGATCGCGAAGGAATTCGCGGCGACTCCGCGACAAGTGGACCAGGCCTATGGTCGCGCGATGAAACGTACTGCAGGCACCCTGCGGCGGCTGGCCACATCTGGTTTGAAATCGGAGCTCGGGCTTCGAAACACCAAAGCACTTCGCCGCCGAATTAAAGAATACCGCGTCGGCGGGCGCGCAGGGCGCGGTGTCAAACTGTGGTTTGGAGCCAACGATCTACCCCTGTCCGCGTTTAAAGGCCGTCCGCAAAAAACAGGATCTGGCATCAAGTTTGGCGACACTGTGATCCACGGGGCGTTTATCGCCAAGCGAGGTGGCAGGCGCGGTGTCTTCAAACGGGTAGGATCGTCGGCGTTTCCAATATCCGAGGTGATGATGCCAGTGGCCGATCGGATCATGACCTTTGTCGAGGACGATGTCTTCGTGGATCTGGACACCATCTTTTTCAAGAATTTCGCCGCTGAAATCCGGGCGCGAACCATATTTGGAGTGGGCGGATGACTGAACCAGTTGATCTGGGCGATGCCCTGGACACCGTTGTTGCAGCGCTGGCCGCGCAGTTCCCTACGTTCAAAACCGTCGCTGCCGAAGACGAAAACCGCAAGGAGCTGAAAGTTCCGGCGTTGATCGTGCAGTTCAGCGAGATTGAACCCGACCCCGATCGGGAACCGCACACCGGGCAGTTCCCTGCCCGCGTCCGAGTCGAGGCCCGCGTGGTCATGGGCCACCGAACACCCCAGGTGCGGCGCGAGGTGATCAAGGCCGCAGGCGCGGTGGCGACGTTTGTCCACAACAACCGTCTGAACGTGCTCTGGGGCGCGGGCGTGGTCGTCGCCGTGGCACCGGACGAGTTTGCACCGATCGTCGAGACCCATGACGTCTGGCTTATCGAATGGGCCCACACTGTTGATCTGGGCGACAGTTATTTCATTGATGACGGGGTGACCCCCACTGAGATCCTGATGTCCTGGTCGCCCAACATCGGCCCCGGCCATGAAGGCGACTATGTTGCCGAGGATCTCTGATGTCTGATTACAGCCTGTCCGAGTTGATGCGCCGCCTCGAGCGGGTGGTGGTGGTTACGACCGTCATTGAGCTCGATCGCGGCAACGCACGGGCAAAGGTTGAATGGGCCGATGGTGCCCCCAGTGGCTGGCTGCCAGTGGCGCAGCTCGGGTCCAACGAACTGAAGGTGTGGTTTCCACCGGAGCCTGGCACACAGGTCGTGGTCCTTTCGCCAGGCGGTGACACAACCAAGGGCATCATCTATCCGGGGCCGTTCAAGGGCGGACCTCCGGCCGGAAACTTTGACGGCCAGATCGTCGGGGTTGGCGACATCATTGCCTCTGACATCAGCCTGGTGACCCACGTCCATGGCGGTATCGTACCGGGGCCAGGTGAGACTGGGGAACCCAGCTGAATCGCGCCTTGGGAGCCGATGTCTGCTGTGCGGACGAAGTGCCCGTTAGCTGCGACTTGCTCAATATCCGGGTGTTTGATGAGCCTTCAAGACCTCGATTCGACAGCCACAATGAATCCGCAGATGACTGCATTGGGCAAAGAGCGATAGAGACAACACACCACGCTCACCGGTATCAACAAACCCATTTCAAGAGGGTTTCGGCGATAGAAGATGCAGCTGAATTCTGCCCTCTTTTGGGCCACAGATTCGGTCGCTTCTCAGTCAAAAACTCATGCCATCAATTGGGCTGCACGGCTGCAGTCACGCTTACACCGACACCCAAACAAGTAAGTAAATTGTTCGGTATGGACCACGCGTTCAGTGGTCCAGAGTTGTGCTGAGTGGCAAGCGGCGCAAAAAAGTTAGAAATCAAACTACTTCTCGAGCGGTGCGGTCCACAATTTTAACGCTATTCACCCATACCCAAGAGCAACTAGTGTTTGGAGGCCAGATGGAAACTGCAGTCCTACATTTCGTCTTGTCGTGCGTCGGCTTCGGTCTGTCAGCGTACTGGTATTTTGCAAAGTAGTGAGCAACGTACAACTTTCACGCCGCTTCTGCAGTGACCAAACAAATCTGAGTCATCTCGCTCTGTGAAAGAGTTTCAGACACCTTAAGTAGTTCAGACAGTCGTTTCCAATGTCTGTCCGCCAGCTCAGATTCAGAGATGTCCTTCGGGGAAATATAGGACACCTCCAAAGCCATGCCGGACTCAGGAGCGTGGAAGCGTTCCAACCACAAGGCAACAGGTGAACGGTCCGAATCTACGAGAAACGTTGGGTGCGTGTCCTGGTAATCATCAATGATTTCTAACATCAGCTCAGAAATATCTTCTGCCTTAGTCAAATAGGAGATTTCCATCAAACTTGGAAATTTCAAGCCAAGTTCAGAAATTGCTGCGCAGTGCTTTGGTTTTCCGGACGTCACCAAATACTCAATTGCAACACCGCTCTCCAACCATTCATGTATTTTTTCTATCCACAGCGAACCGCCGGCCAAACTTTCAGGATAGCGACCAGACGAGCTAGTAACGATAAGCTTATGACCGGGCTTCATCAGGCTTTGAATTCTTGGAACCAGTTGCCTAGCAGGCGTAGTCTCAAAAAAATCGGTACTTTTTTGAGATAAATCTTTGCCACCATTGCTAGGAAAAAAATAGAAATACCCAGCGATGCAAAATGCTATGCAGCTAGCCACGAAGGCAACGGCAACCAATGTCATGTCAAATTCCGCCCAAGCTTACCTTTACAGTGTTTATCTAAGTGTTCGGTCAACGCCAAGCAAGTTTTCGCGCGCTCTTTACAGGCCACATTTAACTCATAAAGGGCCGAAGCTAAAAGATAAATCATCTGGCGGCGGACGCACTCGACTTGGCATCCGGCCGAATGTTGCATATCTACAACTGCTGCTGAGTGATTCGCAAACCTCAAATCGCATCTCGGAGAATTACAACAAGTCACTTCCCTGATCATCAACAAGACTGTAGAACCGGCAAGAAATTGCGAGCTAAAAGACAGAATCATGAGCAGAGTCGCTAACGGCACCGGCCAACCGACAAAAAATGTATTTAAGTATGTTGTGTTAGTAATCTTCGGTTACTCAGTTGCTGTCACTGGGTATTTGTTTGCGGCTGAATACCTCGAAATAGAACCTAAGCTTTCGAGCATAGTGGACGCTTGTAAATTTGTTTCGTTCTTATCACTATTATACATTGGTGGCGAGTTGGCGTATCACCGCGAGCAGCTTGCATCAGTGGAGTTGTTCAGGGGGCTGGGTTTTCTCACTCTATTTGCAAAGCTCATTATACCGATTAGCGCGGTAATAATGGGGTTGATAGGTTTGAAAATCGCCATCGGGGCCTTCAAATTGTTCGGAGATTATCACAGCTTTCCACCCACAGGACTAGTTTTCTATCGAACACTTGAAGTCTATCTGCCTTACGCTGCAACATTTCCCATTTTTGCGTACTCTCTTCTTAATGCAGTTGCCGCATTTTACCCGGTAAAGAACGCTGGAGAACTTTCCGTGGCTCGGAAACGTGAACTTTATACCAACAAGAAACGATGCGTTCAATTTTTTGTCTTCTCAAATTTGACTGTGTTGGTGCCCTTGGTCGGAGTATTAACACTTCTATTTGTTTCGGGAAATGATGGTTTATCTGCAGAAAGAGATACCTTCCTAAGCGGCGCGGTCGCGGTTATCATACTTGTCAGCTCGATAGCTGCAAAGGCAGTAGAGGAGTATACAGCCACGTCTAGTTGACGCGTTTGTAACTCAAGTAAGCTTAACAAAATCAATATTTCCTGCTATTCTGCACTATCTGTTGGAAATTCCTGATTATCAGACAACGTTCGCTCGCCGCACCAAATGACATCACAATGGAATCGGCAATAAATTTCGTTATGTTTCATCATTTGGCGAGAGCCAGCAAAACAGGTAAATGTGTTTCTTCTTTTATTCTGGTGACATCTCTGAGCCGAACCTTGCGCGATCCCTAAAGCTGCCAATCTTCCAGATCGCAGGTAGCGTCACATCGGACACAAGGCCGCCACCAGGCATTTGGTACAACGGCGGCCAAGCTATTAACAAATGAGAACCTTATCGGCGAACAACCCACGGTCGCTGCGTCACAAAACTCCATCTGCCCCCTGACGTCGCCGCCCTGCCACGGACCAACCGAGCTGACGGGGAACCGCCAGAGGAACGGCGGTGCGGTCATGGCGATGATGTCCGCATGTATGGGATCAATGCGACATCTGGGCGTCAGGTCGGCGGTATCGAACATCTCCGCCAGTCTATCCGCGATATTTTGACCACGCCCCTTGGGTCGCGGGTGATGCGTCGCGACTATGGCAGCCGCTTGTTCGATCTGATCGACGCGCCCTATTCGTGGGCAACTAAGCTGGCGATCATCGCGGCAACTGTCGAGGCCCTTATGACCTGGGAGCCACGCATCGATGTCGAGGAAGTGTTCTTGCGCAGCTATCAGCCTGGAACGATCGTCATCGATTTGACCGGGCGGTACCTGCCCGATGGCAACGAAATCACTCTCGACGGGATTGAAATCGGATGAGTGCCTTTTCCGCCATCAATCTGTCGGAGCTGCCGCCGCCGGTGGTCATCGATCGCCTCGATTTTGAGACCATCTTTGCGGCCC